GCTGTTGTTCAGACAACTGGAAGCTACGAGCCTCAGACCGCTACTGAGCTTGGTCTTGCTTATGCTACTTGGGCTGCTTACAACGCTGCTGCTGTTGCTCGTGGAATCACGACTGGTCCTGCTGACTGGGCTGCTGCAACATCCAACCCAATCACTGACGTCCTGACCTGGAAGCGCGCTGTTGCTAACCAGATCGGTATCCGTCCTAACAGCTGTGTTCTTGGAACCGCTGTCTTCGATCGTCTTCTGACCACAGAAGCCATCCTTGACCGCATCCAGTTCACCACTGCTGACTCCATCGACACCGACGTGCTTGCACGCTACTTCGGTCTTGAGCGTGGAATCCGCGTGGCTGAAGGCCGTAAGCTTGCCGATGACGGCACCCTGACACCTGTGTTCCCCGAGAACGCTGTCCTGTTGTTCTACAGCCCACTGAGTGCTTCTGACTCCGTGATGCCTGCTGGTGGCGCATCTGCTGCTACTCCTGCATTCGCATACACCTATCAGCTGACAGGCACACCTGCTGTCCGTCCTGAGTACTACATCCGTGAGCGCCGCGTTGTTCGCGCTGAAATCACTGTCGAGCGTATTGCTAACGTCACCGGACTCGGTGCAACTGGCAAATACGGTTCCGGCTTCTTCATCTCTAACGTGTTGGCTTGATTCCGACCTTATACTTATTCTAAGGAGGAATCCCCATGCCAGTCATCACCCCAATCCCCAAGTCAGCCTTTATCGTCACAATCTCCGGATTGGAGACGATTTGGACCACGTTCTCAGGTATCGTGGACACGGCGGAGAGTGGGTCATACGCTAACGGCACCGGGAACCGAATCTATAAAGTAGTCGGTCCCCGTGGCCTAGACGACGTAACACTCTCTGCACCATACGACCCTTCCTTCGCTCATACTATTGAGCAAGTTTGGTCGGACTACAACTGCGAATTCATTACCATCACTATTCAGCCAACCAGCTGCAATGGCGATCAAGCCAACAACACACCATATCAGCTTTTTGGCTGCCAGCTTCAACAGCTGACTGTCGCTGAAATGGACCGCGAAAGCGGAGACGTGGGCACAATCGAACTCGTCTTCACCGTAAATGACTGGAATTTTGGATAATTCCTAATTCCACCATCTTCCCAGCCCTGCCAGTTTTCTGGTGGGGCTTTTTTATTGTCAAAAGTATAGGGTAAGAATCTACCAGCAATACTGTGAACTGTCTTCATGGCAAAGACAACATTCGGGCCGGGAGTCATAGTTACCTCAAAGTTTCTAAATGGCGCCCAAAATATTTATTTTGATGGACAGTCGCTCGACTGGCATTATCCGCCAATCAATTCAGGTGATCTTCAAAGAGGCGGAACGGCAGGAATTGATAACGTTTATGTAACTGTTGCTACTGAGCAGACGTTTAGTGGTGTTCCTATCACAGGGAACAAGAGCTTCATGGGGCGAGTCAACTTCGGTGACTCAGTGAGTTCGAGTCCCCTTGCAGCTCCCGCTTCTTACTCCACAAATACGAAGTTCAACCAAGGTGGCGCAACTCAGACGTTTACCGTAAAGTATGCCAATCTGTCATCCGCTGACGTTCTGACAAAAGAAGTGATGACACAGCAGATTGCCAATTTCCCAATCATTGATCAAGGAACCTTCTGATGCCCGGATACGCTCCACTACCTTCAGTAGAGCTCGACCCGAGGACAGACTCTGAACTAGTCCAGGCCGCGGCGCAACGAGTTTACGACGCTTCCAACGCGACTATCAATGACTTCTCAGCAGGATCGCCAATCACGGCGCTGCTTGAGGGTCAAGTATTTGCACAAGGCGAACTGCTTCAGTTTGCTAACCAATTTCCAGAGTCCGTTCTTATCGAGTGGATTGGGCCTTTCCTTGGAGCGCAGAGACGCACCGGTTCTGGCGCAATTGCCGACATAACCTTTACCATCACTCCACGTGATGACCAGTTTGATGTATTTGCTGGCTACCAGTTAGCCACTGATGCCAACCTTACTGGTGGAGAGTCTATTGCCTTTGTTACAACAGAGCGCCTAGTTATTCCCCCAGGTCAAGAGACCGGCACTGTTAGAGCCATCTCTGTATTTCGTGGTGCGGACGCGAATGTAACTGCAAACACAATCATCAAATCAGCGACGTCACTTGCTGGCGTTACTTCGGTAACAAACCTCCAAGCCGCTGCTGGTGGGCAAGACGCTGAGCTTCTGTCTGAAGTCAAAGAAAGATTCTTCTCACTGATTCGCCGTCGTAATCCGGTGAGCGCAGAAGACTGGGTTGACTTCTTTAGCGATGCGCTGGGTCCGGGCACTGGAGTAACTGTGCTGCCGCGCAGATCCGAGAAAGACACATATAGATACGAGCAGAATTACGTTTCTGCGAATCCAAGCGTTTCGTTCTTCATTCTGAATCCAGACGGAACACCCATCAACACGGCTCAAAGAGACGCTCTGCAGACTTTGATCAAATGGTCATTGCCTAACGAGTTCATGGGCTACGTGTATCCCATGGAGGTGGACGCCACTGATTTCGTTCTCGACATCGAGTATGATTCAAACAAGCCATACGCACAGAATCTCTCTGTTTTTACGGAAACGATTAGGAACAATCTGTTTGGTGTAATGACACCTAATGCAGTGTTCCCTGTCACGTATCCTCAGTCTGTGACTGATGTTCAAGGTGCTTTGACCACGTCATTCCCTGAAACTCTGGGAACTATCAATCAGTATATTGATCCTGACATTAAAGGCATCAGAGCCTATCATCCTCCTACACAATTAGGAATTTACGAATTTACACAGACATCGCCAGTTCCGTTTGAGACCGGCTTCACAGTACAGAAAGGCGATCTGCTGGTTTCAGCAGGCAACTTCAATGTGCTGTATTATGAAGCTCTAGAAGGTTTCAATCCGACACTTGATACCAAGATGTACCATGTGCAACTTGGCGACCTTGACATCGAAAATATCAAGGAATTTATCTTTGGAACATACGACAGCGGTGACGTTGTAGTCACAGATACACAAGATCTGCACGTAGTTCTTACACCCTTTACTTACGAAGGCCGTTATTCCATTGCTGAGCTTGTGGCCCGAGGCTACCTGTCTAAGGCTAAAATCTACAGCGACTGGAGTCAGCTGACTTTCGATCCATTCACAGACGGTGTATATGATCCTATTCTGATTCGGTATGATCAAGAGGACAGCGCATACAACGTGGGCTGGCCGACACTTCCAGTTGCTAGTGATAAGCAAAAGAGGCCTGGATGCCCCTGCTTTGTTGTCAATAAAGCCTTTACAGTTACACCAGACACCACAAGCCTTATTGTTGTTCAAGCCGAAGGTTTGGTAAGCAAAAGCACCGTGGATCCTGAGCTGCTTGTAGTAGGTCAATCTTATGAAGCTGGTCAGTACATCAAAACTCCAGATCCCACTGAACTGCAGACTCAGCAACTCACACAAGAATTCTGCTACATCGACCGCATCACAGGTGCGTTAGAAATCTTCATGCAAGCTGTAGAAGGATTTACTTTCACAGCCACAGCCACTGAAAACTATACAGCGGAAGTCAATGCTCTAGTTGCTTCCGGAGCTGTCAAGGTTGTACAATTAGTTCCTTTCGAAGATTGTAAGGATCTTCCCACGTTTGCTGCCAAACCTTTCCGCTATCGCGCTCGGTTTAACTCAGGCGAATATGTTCGCTATAGGCCAAAAGGTGGTTTTGACGCAGCTGAATTAGAGTCTTGCCTCAAACTCCAAGAAGATTGCGCCAATCTTACAGATGGCTGCAAGAAGCTTCTCAAGGCGAACATCGATGCTCCATCATACTACTTTGTTCTAAAAGACTTTACACCTAACACAACGGACGTTGCTGCACTGGTAGAAGAAGAACTGCTTGAGCAGGTGTCAATTGACATTTTCTCTGCAGACTACACTGCGATCATTCCCGCCTCTGAGAATCTCTACTCTGCAACAATCACTCAGCAGCTTATCTCTCAAGGCTCCATTGTTTCCGAAGCTTCTCTTGAAGCCGGACAAACTTGTCAGGTCAATAGCTTGCTCGACAGATCACTTGGTTTGTACGAGTGGAATTCGTCATGGATTCTCCTTGGTGACGGACTGCCTACATTCAGGGATTTGTTCCGCTTCGCTCCTGGCGATGTGGCGGCGTTCCGTAGCGGCAGTGGCACACAAAACTTTGAGGCCACAAAGCACGTTACTCCCATCCTCAATCTTGAGGTTTATTACGACAACGGCGTCTTCAAAGTCTCTGACTTTAGCGAGACCGTCAAGTACAACGACCCTGCGTATCAGTACGAGAATGTCATCTTCCAAGATGTGAATTCTTCTGTAGCGTTCTACCGCTGTACTCGTTCTTTCACACCTGCTGCTGAAGTAGAGGTGTGGAATGGAGTTGTAATTCCCAACACGCCTAGAATCGAAGAGCTTCAGCGCAATGT